TGCACTAAGTGGAGTCATCCCCTCGATGAAAGCATCGTGCCAACGCCAATCAGGGAGATCATCTCTACTACTGAGACCGTAGTCTCTCCAAAGAACTTGGTCCACTCTCTTCAACCAAATATCCCAATCCAACTTCTGCTGGGGCATTGGATCTCCTATCTCATGTGATCTTCAGTCCACTGGGTGATGGCATCCAGATTATCTTTGAGGAGAGATTCATCCAGAGCTCTCAATCCCTCGAAGATGTCATTCAATTCATCGTGAAGCTCTTTCTTTGTTGAGGTGGGTTTATCATTATCCATTACTTCAATCATATTCGAAACAAACATCTTTACTTCTCTGAGTGTTACTTTCCTTCTTCTTCCCATCTTTCTCCTCCCGTGGTTAGAGCTACGGTGGATGAAATTCCTTATATCCCTTTACCCTATTATTATATCACATAGGATATCAGGGATATACAGGAAAATTACTTCTTCTTACCTAAGAGATCTACAGGAAGGGCATGAGCACTTTATGAGGTCTACACAATCGTATGCCCCATAGTGCTCGGTAATGGGGTCATTCATGAAATCATCCACTCTACATCCATTCAGTCCCAGATACTCCAACTTCTTTTTCCACCACCTCAGGAATCTTTTCACAGTACCTCCCAGATTTTCCAGAACTTTCCCCGATACTTCTTCTTCCCTGTATTCAGAAAGAAGCCTGGATAGGGGTTCAGGAAGATATCGAAGTAGAAGTCGTTGACTCTGAGTCCCAAACAGCCCAGGTTTTTCCAAGGAACCCAGATGTTGATCTTCATCGTAGTCCTCCCTCAGCTTTGAGTTCTATACGAACGATTTCACTGCATGCGCATTGGTCTTCAGGCCACCCACATTCCTTACATTCTGGGATTCTGTATCTTATCACTGCTGTTGTTCTTTTGTTGACTCGAACTAACTCTACTGTAGCTGGAAAGTTGATTTCGAATCTGTCTCCGGGGAAAATCAGGGTTGTTGTTCGTTTGTTGTCTTCTGATTCGGTAATCATCCATACCTCCTTGTTAGATTACACGGATGTTGCTTACCCACACTGATATTATAACACATCCCCAGAACCACGTCAACTAAAAAATTACCTCCCTTCTTCTTCCTTTGGAAGATTGAAGAATCCTAGCTTACCCCAAGGTGTCCAATTCTTCCAATCTTTTACTTCTCCATAGACTCCCTCCATAGAAACTGTTCCCCAAACATCTGTGAAGGAGAGATCGAATTCCTGGAGAAGCTTTACAACGGTATCTCTTTCTTCATCATACCATATGTAAAGCTCACAACCTACTTCTCCATCGTTGACATAGACTAGGAAGAATTTGTAATTGGTTTCTCCTTCACAAATTGGTTGTGTTTCGAAATCAGTAAGCTCATATTCGTCATCCTCGTTGAACTTGCAGTGCATATTGAGCCATTGCCTATACAACTCGAGCCCCATCTGAATGATTTCCTGATTGCTTTTCATCTTATTCCTCCTTTCGAGACTCTTTAACGAAGTCCTCTCTAAGCTTGATGAACTCCCAGCGAGTTACGTTTACCGTAGCCCTCCCTTCATACCTTCCCTTCAAAACCACAAAGGGGAATTGGACAGCAACTACTTCGGCAGGTACCTGGTATGACATATCTGTGCCTATTACTTTTCCATCCCCCATAAAGTCATAGATAGGGGGACCTTTGATTGCAGCTACGAAGATCCCTGGTTTCCAGTCATCTGGAGGAATCATGAACTTCTCCTTTCTTTCTTTTACAGAACCCAACTCTTGATATGCTCTTCGATTACAGGACCTAGCTCTTCCAAAGTTACCTCCCTTTCTGATCCAGCATTGATGTAACACTGGACTACTTCTGCGATGAACATGGTGAGAACATCAGCGATTACCTCTGCTCCCTCCGCAGGGATCGAGTCTACTTCAGTCACAGGATACCTTTCCAAAAGAATCTCTCCTACTTCAGCTGCTTTGCTTCTGATTTGCTGCCATAGTTCGTTTGAAGCTTTCAACTGCTTTTCGTTCATTCTACTCCCTTTCTCTGAGGTCTTCCTGGAGGTTCGTCGTGGGTTCCAACTGGAACTTCTGAATCAACCACTTCAAGACTTCTAGGGCATTCGAACTACAATCTCCGGTCCAGTATACGTGGTCTCCATTCTCTGTGATCCACTTTTGCAGAGCTTCCTTGAGCTTGGGAGCTTCGTCTGACCCATAGTACATCAATCCCAGCTCAGCAATGGCTACCACTACGTCTAATCCCCCTGGGATGTAGTCGTAGAAACTGTCATCGGCTCCACGAGAGAAGTTTGTTTTCTCGAACATATCGTGAGGGATCTCGCTTCTCTCCCAATCTCTTATCAACCCTTGGAGGAATCGTAGCATATGCTTAGCTGCTAGAGCTACTTCCAGTTCGATATCGATGACTTGGTCTTCTGGGATCATCTTATGCTCTTCCTTCCATTCTTGGAGAGACATACTATACCTACCTCTCTTTTAGAGTCTCTACAGTGAATTACACAAGTATCGATACCTATACACAAGTATCGATACCTATTAAAGCTAATCTTAGCTATCTATAGATACCTCCTTAGTATTTGTAAGATTAGGTACGTACTTACTGGCTATTCCCTATTAACAAGTCACTGTATTCTATTGCTGTCTGAGCATACAATGGTACTATAAGTACTATATATAGCTGGACCTGCCCTTGAAATCTCATGCCACTTTTATTATCTCCAGAGAAGTAGTTGGACCAGCCCAGCCTTCCCATTAGCTACAATGGTAAAGGCTGGACCGGCCCGGAACGGTGTGGATCTACGATTCCTTCCTACGCGATCTCAACCTTCATCATCTTGCTGCGGAAGAAGTTCAGCTTCCTCATCTGCCTACGAATCTTCTTGGCAGCGGGGAGGTCCTTGATGGCCTTCGCAGCCTTCAACGCTTCCTCCAGCTGGACCAGCCGGGCCACCCGAGCCTCCGGAGTCAGCTGAGCCTGCTCCTTCTTCACGAACCCCGCCTCGACCATCAGACGGTTGAACTTCTCCTCGTCGGACTCGACGATCTCGGGATTGATCTGCTGCTTCGACATTTGAAACTCCTGTCTTTGAGGCTGTGGATTGACTGCAGTGAATTAGCTGGACCGGCCGCCCCACTTGGGGACTTTCATATTCCTCCTTTCCTTAATGAACATTGTTGTTGTCCAGAACAGCCATCCTTGCGATAGATTGAGCTGCCTGGTAAGGTTCAAGAAGAGGTTGAATCTTGAGCAACAGGATGACACAGATTGTGAACTGACAACAATCTGTGTAGGGTTTACCACAAGTACACCGAAGCATTATCTCCTCCTGTAGGACATCCTTGTCCTTTGATCCATCCTTGTTGGTTTACTTCAGTGAACTACAGGGTGACTTCCACCTTCATGTGCTTGGAGCGATAGAACCCCAACTTCCGCATCTTGCTCCGGATCCTCTTTGCTACAGCGAGGTTCTTCTGCGCCTTGGCCAAGGTGAGAAGCTCTTCCAGCTCCACGAGCTTGGCGACCCGGGTCTCCGGAGTGAGCAACTCCACTTCGGTCTTGGGCATGAATCCCGCAGCCCTCAGGAGCTCATGGAAACGAATCTGCTCCTGATCCTGCTGCTCTTCGAGAGACTGCGCCATCTGCTTCGACATGGAGTGTGTCTCCTGTCTGGGATTGAGTGGGGAGGTAGAGACCCCAGACTATCTCTACCTCCCTGTACTACAGGATACTACCGAGGAGCCTGATACTTCTCCTTGAGCTTGATGGGAACAGCTCCCGAGAAGCTCTTCACCAGCTTGTCATACCGCCGCTGGGAAGCTTTGCGGTAATTCTTCTTCCGCTGCTGGCTCTTGCTCATCTGCTTCGCCACGAATATCACCTCCTTTCTTCTTATGACATAGTTACTGACTACCGAATGAATGCCTGCTGCAGGTACCGATACGCCTCGAGTGCCATATCAGGCGTATTGTAGTGATCCCTGAAGATCACTCCTGCTTCTCCTATCAGCTTGACGATGTACAAGCCGTTTTCTACGAACATCAGGAGAAGGTACATGGACAGTTCACCTCCTTCCTCTCATAGGATAGGTGTTGATGTATTAATCCTCAAGTCGGGAGTCCCACAACAACTCTCCCTCCTTGAACATTTTCCGCCACTTGTACTGGAGCAGGCTGTATTTCTGGAGAAGTTCCTCCCACTCCTGGTATTCCTCTTCCGTGATCTCAGCCAGTACCCCGTAATTGTAACTATCCTCTGACTCTACGTCAAGATAGTATACGGGAAAGGCCTCATCCTCGGAGATGATCACTTTGAGGGTCTTCACAGGTACCACCTCCTCTCTTGTTGTGACATGGAAAAGGGTAGACTACTCGAACCTCTGCGCCCATCTCTTGAGGTAGGCTGCCATCTGGCGATCTCCAGAGGCTCTCAGAATACAGGCTTCCTCTCTGAGGATTACTGCAGCCTCCTTGAAAGTAATAGCCTTCCAAGGTCTCTGGGAATCCACAGGAGTAGCAAGGTAATTGTCTACCTTACCCTTCTTGTGGAGCTCAGTGAGCTCAGTCTTACGAGACATTAGTATCACCTCCTTTCACAGGACATCCCTGTCCTATGTTTGAGGATGGAGGGCAGATGGGATTACCTCCCCATCATCTCCCGAATCTCCTCCATCAGTGCTTCAACCTTCTGGCTAAGACCCTTCTCCTTCAGGGTAATAACCAAGGTCTCCAGCACTTGGAGGGCTTGCCCGTCGGACATTACCAAAGTAATGTGACGGGGGCAGGTTCCTTCCCGATCCTGCCATACATTGAATGACAGGTTGAACTGGGAGGAACCACGGAACCCGTCTGCGGAGATCACAAATTCGTGATCCCCCAGGTCAGGTCTAGACGTCGGCTCCAACCACATCAGGAGCCGAGGGCCTGTAACCGTATGCCCAGCGCTCATGGTATATCACCTCCTCTCTCCCCTTGACAGGGCTGAGGGTAGGGTAGCATAGACATGGTAAACTATGAGCCTTAACGCTTCGGGCTCAGAGATACCATAGAGCACCGAGTGCATGTCATTACCTTGGGTACCTTTGCCAAGGTAATAGGCCGCTTGCATACGGTGCAGAGCACCCATACGTATGCAGACTTAACCATAATCACCTCCTCTCTCCCCATAGTATAGGTTAAAACAACTTGCTGATGGCATCGTAGTACTCCTTAGCTTCCTTTACCTCATATTCCCTATAACCATCCCTCTTGCCCATAACATAACCATTGTAATAACCAAAGGCAAAGGCAATCAGAGCACATCCGATAACGATCACTAGTATCACCTCCTTCCTTGTATGATTATGATCCCGAGATACCATTACCATATATTTATAACCCAATGTAACCGTCTAGAGAACGAACGAACACCAACCCAAAGTTTTTCTATAGTACGCAGTACCATTCCATAGTATATCACAAGATTTTTGGTTCACAAAACTATTTTTTCTAAGTTACCAGAATTTTGGTTTCCTATAAGATTGTATTTGACTTATGTTCTGAGACCTGATATAGATTTAACCTGAACCCGGGAACCTGTTCTCGGTGTCTTCGTTTAAGGAGGAAATCATGGGAATCCAGAAGTTCAGCAAAGGTGGCAAGTCCACACGTAGTCGGCAGCCTATGGTTTCTGGGGGAGGGGTTGATAAGCCCCCGATTGGAAAGAAATCTGGGGGTAACGAAAGAGGTTCTACTTCTGGAGCTGGGGGACCCAGTTGGAGTCACCTACCTGGGGCCAACTCATATCCAAATGCTGGAGCAAAGGGCAAGGTCCATACTCCTAAGAGTCCCCCGGCAACTAAGTCAGGACCCCATTGGCCTCATATGCCCAGTAAGCCTGGAGTTTCCTAATGCCTGTTGCTATGGAACGTAAGCTCAAGAGGTCTGCTAGAAAGAAGGGACTTCGTAAGGGGTCTAAATCCTATGGAGCTTATGTCTACGGAACGATGCACAAAAGAACAGGTTGGACTCCAACTAAGGTCCATAGGACAGGAAGGGGAATCTAATGATCCCTTTCTTTAAGAGTCAGATTGAATCATACTTCTACAGGGAAGGAATTTCCTGGACAGAAAGACATGTGTTTGGATATCAAAGAACTCATCTTAACTTGAATGGATTAAGTACTGAAGATTCAACAATCCTTCCTATAGAGGGTCCTACTGGAGTCGAAAAACCTTTGATCTACATGGATGTAAGTGGAATTAAACAACTTTGTATTGCCAAAGAGGTTTTAGGTTATACGGGATTAGATCCTATGGGATGGTGTGCTGATTCCCCTGGATCTATGTGGGAACTTCGTAATTATGCTTCGGCTATGTTTGGAGTTGGAGTTCCTTTAGCTTCCCCCACAGCTAAAGATTCCATAGTAGGTATGAGTATAGGACAGATGTTTAAAGTCCCCCCTCTCCTTAACGTTCCCAAGAACTTTGTTGCTCTTTGGTGGGATTTTGGTACTCGTATTGTTCCAGGAGAAACAGAGTCTCTTAGGCATTGGTATGTTGCTATTGGGGATAAGAATGGTCCTGCAGGAACTCCTGTTACTGACGTTACAGTAACTACACCAAGTGAAGCTAAGGGAGGATATACTACTGTAGAAGATTCTACTGATGTTTACAATTCGACTGCACATCCTCTTATCCTTTATCCTGGAGTTAGGGTAACAGGAATAGGAATTCCTGCTAATACTACAGTAGTTAGTTGGTCTACAGTAGAGGATGATCCAGGTCCTCCTCCTGTTTATAGTTACCACGTTGTTTTAAGCAATCCCGCCTCAGCGAATGGGTCCGGAATTACTCTTACATTCCAGGCAAATAGGTCTGTTCTTACTAGAGCTGCAGGATCTTGGGTTACAGACAATGTTTACAAAGGCTGTAAGATTACAGGTACTGGAATCCCCTCCAATACTTACATCACAGAAGTTGATCTTGATGCAGACATCACTGGCAAGACAATTGTTGCTAGTGCTGTTTGTGCTAATTCTCCAATCACTGTAACTCCTTATCATAATTGTTTTGTCAGAGCTCTTCCTGATGGGGCAGGGGGTTCACATGTTTGGCAGAATCTTCAGGGGTATCGATTGGAAATTGAATACAATCCTGGATTAAGTGTTAAGTTTTATCTGAATGGTGGTCTTGCTACTATTATGAAGGATTCAGATTCTGACATTTATCCATATACTCCCTTAGCTCACATGGTTTCTCATGCTCGAGATATTAGTGCTACTGAACAAGGTCTTTGTATCTTTGCTACTATGGGAGATGGTGAACCTTCTGATAGTGATGCTTCGATAAAGCCTGGATTCTGGTTCCCTCATATGAATACTCATATTTGGTACTCTTATCAATAGGTGAAACATGGCAGATTGGAATAATTCAAAACGACTTGCTGAAATTGAAAAGAGTAAAACAGCAAGAGAACAACGCAGATGGAGATTTCTCACCAGTGAGAAGCATCGTAAGAAAGTGCTTGAGGGAGCAGCTAGGGCTCGGTTCTTCAAGGTCAAGATTCTTAATGAAAAACAACATAAAGCAATAGCTCTCCTCTCTGACTTCATTAATTGTTGGGGGCCTGAATACATCGCGGGACAGGTAGGAATCAATATTGCTACGCTTTATAACTGGAGAAATGATCCATTCTTCATCAAAGAACTAGATAAAGAGATTACTCGGCGTAGAAGTATGTTTAGAATGGAAGCACACAGACAGCTTTTCAAACAGATCAAGAAAGGAAAGCCTCGGCTCCTTCTTGCTTACCTGAAAATGACTGGAGATTTCAAAGAACAACTGGAAATTACAGAAAAGACACCTGATGATGTAAGTGAAGACAAGTTAGATGAAGAAATTCAGAGGCTTCAGGATGAACTTGGAATTACAGAACACTCAAAGAGCTCTTAAAGTCAAGCTGATTGAGCTCCTCAAGAGGAAAAAGAAGAAACAGGCTCTTAGAGATCTTCACTTTTTTGATAAGTACGTTCTCGGTTACAAAGATATGACAGGACCTAATGAGTTTCATGGTGAACTTTGTAAACATGTTGCAAAGAAACTCAACAGAAAAGTCTTAGTCCTTGAGCCCCGGGGATCATTAAAGTCTTCCTGTATCACTATCGGATATACCTTAAGATGTATCGTAAGAAATCCAAATGTCCGAGTTCTCATATGTTCTGAAGAGTTTCTTACAGCAAAGAAGTTTTTGGCTGAAATCAAAGGACATATGGAGAAGAATGAGACGTTTAGGTCTCTCTTCGGAAACTTAGTAGGAACTACAAAGTGGGCAGAAACTGAAATCATAGTCAATACCAGGACTCAGGAGAAGAAAGAACCCACTGTTACTTGTGCTGGATTGGATGTTACGAAGGTTGGACTTCACTATGATGTCATCATTATTGATGATCCTCACTCTGAAAAGAACATTTCAACTGCAGAACAGATCGAAAAGGTAAAGAAATGGTATAAACTGTTACTTTCACTTCTGGATCCTGGAGGAAAACTGATTGTAATTGGGACTCGATGGCATTATGGAGACCTTTTTGGTTGGTTAATAGATCAGGAGAGAGCTAGGGAAGAAGCTAGTATGCCCCCCAGGCTCTTGATATTGAAGAAAAAAGCTTTCAATGGTTCAATTGCTGACTTGAGGGAGGGAAAATACCAAGAATCAGATTTCCTTTGGTCTAAAAGACTTTCTCCTGAGTTCTTGATGGATACTTTAATTGACCAAGGACCGTACATTTTCTCCTGTCAGTACCTAAACGAACCAGTTGATGATGAATCTGCGGTCTTTAAGAAGAGTTGGCTTAGGTTCTACGGAGATGAAGTACCTAAGGGACTAAAAATCTATGCTGCTGTAGATCCAATGATAGATGAAACAGGTAAAGACTTCGGAGTAATCGCTACAGTAGGAATTGATCAAGATTGGAAGTCTAACATTTTGGAGATTCGTAGAGGTAAATGGGATGAAAATGATACTATAGATCAGATTTTCAGGTGTTACCAGAAGTGGAGACATATCAAAATTGGATTTGAATCTACAGCTTGGCAGTTGTCATATTACAAGTTCATGAAAGCAGAGATGGCTAGGAGAGGAATGAAGATTCCTGTCTCTGAATTGAAGCCGTCTACTAGGATATCTAAGAGGTTGAAGGTTCGAGCCATGGTTCCTTACTGGGCTTCTGGTCTTTTTCTCCTTCCGGGGAAAGATTACTCAACTTTGAAGGGGAATATGGCTATCTTAGTAGACGAACTTCTTCGGTATCCCTTAGTAGATAATGATGATTGTGTTGATGCACTACAGATGACCGATCTTATTGCTAAAAGACCTTCTCCAGCTGTGGCAGTTAAGAGGATTCCTAGAGGGTCATTTGAAGAAATTCGGGGAAGACTCATTAAACAGAAGAAAGTTGGTAGTCTTGCCACAGTTTAAGGAGATTGATGATGGCTAAAACTAAGTTGTCGCTAACTACAGATGAAGTAAAGATGTGGTTAGCTCGTATCGATAGGTCTAGAGAGTGGAGAAGGCCTCATATAGAGAAATGGAAGAGATTTATTCGGTATGCAGAGTGTAAGTTTGACAATATGTCAGGAGAGATCTCTGTTAACTTAGTTCATCCCCATGTTAGGATCATTATTCCAGCTATTTACAGTAAAAATCCTGATGTAGTTGTGGTACCTAGGCAAAAGAGTGCTGTTGAAGCTGCTAGAGTTATGGAAGTTCTCCTTAGATATCTGATTAAAGAGATTGGACTTAAGGAAGAAGCTAAATTCTGTATTCTCGATGCTATCTTGATTGGGCATTCCTGGATAAAGGTTGGATACCAAACGGACTTTGCTCAGGTGACGGGAAATAAAGTTCCTCTTGTTCAAAAGGTTTTTGATGCTTTAAGTAAAGCAATGTCAGGAGAAGAAGAAGAAGTTGAGGAGAGTACTTATTACTTACAACCGGATGAGCGGATTGTTTCAGAAATGGCTTGGGCTCTCAGAGTTTCTCCTTTTGACATGTTCGTTCCCGCCTTTAGTTCAGGGCGTCATGATCTTCCTTGGATAGTTCATCAATATCTTAGAAGAATGTCTGATGTAAAGAAGAATCCTCTTTATGAGAATACTAAGAACTTGACTCCTAGTAGTAAAGCTGTTGACTTGATTAAAGAAAAAGCAGCAGGGACTAACAAAGTTGTTCCTATCGAAGATGATGAAGAGGAATACAGTCTTCTTTATGAGATTTGGGATTGTACAAAGAACTTGATCTACATAATTCCTGATGAACACGATCATGCTATTGAAGTGAAGCCGAACGAATACACTTTCTTGGACTCTCGTCACACCTTTGAGATGTTAGGATTCAACTTCATTCCGGACCGGTTCTATCCTCTCAGTGAAATAGAACCCTGGGAACCTCAATTGATGGAGTTGAAACAACTTAGAACTCAACAGAGCACTCATAGAAAGAGGTTTAATCGTAAGTACGTCTATAGTGAAGGAGATTTTACTCCATCAGCTCTTGAGACTCTAAAAGCAGGAGAAGATGGAGCTTTAGTTCCCAGTCAAGCCGATGATGTTCGAGCTTCCATTCAACCGGTAATGGACGCAGCTCTTCCTTCCGATGTCTATCAAGCTGAGAGATGGATCAAGGAAGATATTACTAACATTGGGGGAATTACAGATTATCAGAGAGGTACTTCTCAGTCAGGAGCTAAGACAGCTACTGAAGCTTCTATCGTTGAGACTCAGTCGAGATTTCGTTCAGAGGAGAGACTGGATATCGTAGGGACTTTCATTGAGAGAATCATTCGGAATCTTGGTATGATTTGTCAACATTTTATGGACCAAGAACAGGTCTTTCCTATCATCGGAGATGATGCTATTCGTTGGCAGAAGGTAGATAAGAGAGCAATTCAGGGAGAGATGTTATTCAATGTAGTTTACGGTTCTACTGCAGCAATAAACCGTGATGTAGAGAAACAACAATTACTTCAAGCATATGAACTAATTGCTCAAGATCCTATCTATGATCCTATAAAGATCAGGACAGAGTTTTTGAGAAAAGTTCTAGGAGTTACTAATCCTGCCGAATGGATGCGTCCAGATATTGCTGCTATGTTGAAAGAAGCCGAAATGCAAGCTATACAGGATGCTATGGTAGGGGGAGCGGGTGGGGGTGGCGTAGGTGGAGGTAATGGAGTTTCTCCAGGAATAGGTCAATCTGGGGATATGTTGGGAGCAATTCGTAGAGCTTTAGCAGTAAGGACTCCTGGTGGAGTGGGAGGAGGTAAAATGACGGAATGATCATTTATCTATGTCCTACTCATAACCAGAATTTTGAGAAGGGAGCTAGACAGGGGTGTAAAGATTGTCAAAGGATACTTGAAAGAAAGAAGGAGAATGAAAAGATAGGAAAAGATAAAAACAGAAAGCATCTTAGGATGTCTGTTTATTGGGGAAAAGACGCTGATGCTTTAAGTCAAGGGCGGACGATTGAGAACTTGGAACATAAACCTATTCATTTCAGGAATAAGGATCAGTTCCGAGATTATCTCAAGTCCCACAATGTTTCGGAGGCAGGATAATGTTCGGTGATGAGGAGGAGGGAAAAGCCCCAGATGACTCCGCTAAGGACTCTTCTAGCAAGAAGGCTGATATTGATCCTGAAGCAGAAGAGGCTGAAGAGGGAGACGATACTGAGGAAGCTTCCGCTTCTGATGAAGAAAAGGGTGAAAAGACCTATCCCAGGTTCTTTGACCCAAAGAAGGTTCCGAAGGAACTGCAACCTACTTTCAAGGCGATGCAGACTTCCTTTGTGAAGAAGATGCAAGAATTGTCCGGAGCAGGTCGTAAAGCTAGAGCTTTTGATGAACTAGTGGCTAATCCAGACTTCCGAGCTTGGATGGAGGAAAAGTCTAATCCTACTCCCAAACGGAAAGTTACTAGATCTGATGATGACGAAGAAGGTGAAGATACTTTTGATCCTCGAGTCATTCCAGACTTAGTGGAAAAGTCAGTAGCTAAAGCTCTAGCTCCGATTCTTCAAAAGGAACATAAGAATAGTGCTCAAGCTGAGTGGAATGCTCTACTTGAAGACTACCCTCAAGCTGAGAACTATAAGGCAGAAATACGTGAAATCTTAGACGAGTCTCCTAACCTAAGCTATGCAGCTGCTTTTAAGCAGGCAGCTTTTGATGATGCTATGGGGTTGGGAGTTAAGGCAGTTTCTGCTAAGAAGAAAGCAAACACGGGAAAGCCTTCGGGGATCAGTAATGAGGAGAAAGCTCCACCTAGGCCTAAATCTATTCCCGAAGCTTTCAAGTTAGCTGTTAAGCAACAAAAGGAAAGGGGTAGATAGAAATGGCAGCCGGAAATCCAAACTTTGATGCTCTACTTTCAACAACTCTTGCTAACTATCGGGATCAGTTTTCCGATAACCTTAGTAAGTCATTCTTCTTGCTTTGGTGGTTGACTTCTAAGGAACGTAAGAGGATGGAGAATGGTGGAGAGTCCATCATCGTTCAGTTGATGTATGGTAAGAATACTACGATCAAATCTTACTCGGGGTACGAGGTTCTAGACACTTCTCCCCAGGAAGGTTTGACGGCAGTTAAGTTCCCCTGGAAGCAGGTTGCTGGTAGTGTTTCGATTTCTCGTCTTGAGGAGAGGCAGAACTCTGGAGAGGGTCGAATCATCAACCTGTTAGCTTCTAAGGTGACTCAAGCTGAGATTTCGATGAGAGATTCTTTGAACGAGATGTTCTTTGGAGATGGTTCTGGGAATGATTCAAAGGATATTTTTGGATTACAGTTGCTTGTTGAGGATGGAGCCGCTTGGGGTTCGCTGGCAGGTATTGATCGAAATGATGCTTTGAATGCTTGGTGGAGAAATCAGTACTTGACTATGACTGGTGAAGCTTGGACTAGTGCTACTGTTGGTGGTATTGTTCATATGAGGACTCTGTACAATAATTGTTCTCGCGGAAATGAGCATCCTGATATTGGGATTACTACTCAGACTGCTTATGAGTGGTATGAAAATGGACTTGTTCCTCTTGAAAGGTTTACCGATAATGCTGTTGGAGATGCTGGGTTCCAGAATCTGAAGTTTAAGGGTATGATTTTGGGATTTGATGAGCAGTGTGTTGCGAATACGATGTATATGATGAATTCTCGGTATATTGAGTTTGTGGTTGATACTGAAACAGATTTAGTGAATACTGAGTTTGTTCGTCCGGAGAACCAGGATGCTAAGGTCTCACAGATTCTGTTAATGGCTAACATGGTGACTTCGAATTGTGCTCGTCAGGGAGTCTTGCGCGGAATCGATACAGCTGCTTAATTCTCCAACAAAACGGTCCTTAGGGACGACAGTCACAAGCAAGGAGAATGAAAATGTTGTTCATGAAGATCAATCGGAATCTTCCCGAACGAGTTTTTCTCAATGTTTACAATGCTGATTCTGTGGCTATTACAGCAAATCTAGCAGCTTGCTGGAAACTTGGTCTTACTGAAGCAACTGGAGCTGGAGTGCATGTGATTCTTGCCCCGGCTACAGCTGATTTGATGTATGTTGCCGGGTTTTCTACAAAGGGAGCTATTGCTGTTGGAGCTTATGGGTTGATTCAGATCTTTGGGTTAGCTCTTGTTAAGACTTATGGAGTTGTGACTCAGGGAAGTCATCATGTTAACACGGGGGGTACTACTGCTGGCAAGTGTATTGGGATTGCTCTTGACAGTAAGTCTGAAGCTAGTGTGGGACCTTGTCTCACTACAGCTTTAGCAGATGATGATGGTTTGACTGCTGGAGCATCTGATCCTGGTTCTTGTCTAGCTTTCTTGAGGTTGATGTAGACTAAAAGAAAGATTGGGGGAGAGCTTCATGGAACTCTACCGCTGTTTTGATTGTAAGAGGTTAACTCTAGATGTTTTTCTTAAGTCTGGAGAACCTTGCAAATGTGGGAGTCGTAGAGTCCAGGGAGCCTCTCCCTCCAATCTGATAGAGTCTTTGATTGTCCTTTGGTGGGAATTAACTGTGAGGGAATCATGAAGGGAGTTATTGAGTTTGTTGGTGATCAGGATCATCCTACTTCTTCTTTAGCTACCACTGCGATATCTGGTCAGATTGTTGATCTACAGAACATTACAGGCAAGAAGAAGTTAGAGTTGATCATGAACGGTGAAATGGGTATTGATCAATTTGTTACTCCGGCAAATATGGTAGGATCAAAACTTAAAGTTTTGAGGGAGGCTCATAGAGCTAAAGTTGAGGAGCAGATTGCTAAGGTAAAAGGTCAGGATTTCAAAGTCGGAGATTTCGTGACTTTTAAGGGAAAGTCATACGAAGTCTTGAAGGTAGATTCGAATAGAGTTAAGTTCGAGTTTGAGAGTGATAGCGGAGATAAAGCAAAGGTGTGGGTCGCTAAGGATAAGGTGACGAAGGGCTAGGAACTCATGACTCTTCAAGAAATGATTACCCTGGTTTCTGGGGAGTTACATAACACCTCTATTGATACCAGGATAACTACTTGGATCAACTTAGCTGTTATTGAATTGAGTTCAGAATATGTGTTCGGTACTCTCCATGCCTATGGGTCCGAGAATACTCAGGCAGGAGTTCCTGACATTACTCTTAATTCAGATCTACACTGGCTTAAGATTATTGGGATTCCTGCTGAAGGGAGAAATCTTTTCCCAAAAGATGAATCATGGTGTGCTGAGCGATCTCCTGACTATAGAACTTTGCAGGGACAAGTTAGTTACTATTATTTGAACAATAAGACATGTGGACTGTTTTATGTTCCTGCGAGTGTGATAGTAGTTACTTATGCTTATCAAAGAGAGGCTACTGATATCAGTGATCTTCCGGTTGATTGGCACGAACTTATAGCTCAGAAAGCTATTACTCGTGGTCATAATCTTGATGGAAATTCAGATGATGCTGTTAAATCAGAGGCTAAAGAGGAAAGAATAAAGACTCGTCTTAAGTCTCATCTCTACCGCAGACTTGATGTTAGTCATGTGTTAAGTGGACCTGAAATTAGTGGTAGACCTGGTCGTCCTGTATTTCCCTCCAATCCTATGATTCCTGTTCCTTAGGAGATAAGATGAATGCTTCTCCTATAGATATAGGTCCCTTTACTGAGGGAGTCAATTTAGTTGATCCTCCCAGTATGTTGTCTCCTAAAGAACTACAGCAATGTAGAAATTGGAGGTTAGGAGATAGGGGAAATCCTTACAAGAGACTCGGACATACTTGGTATGGGACAGCTCCTGCAAAAGTAAATGGTGGTAATGCTATTGTCAACTTGCTCCTAAGGTTCTATAAGAGTGATGGTACTAAGTTGACAATCGCAGCAGCAGGAAAGAAGTTGTTCAAGGGAACTGATGCAACAGGAGCATGGACAGCTATAAATATCAATGGTACTGATGCGGATATGGCAGAAACTACTCTTTGCGATTGGATGGTTTTTAAGAATCGAGTTTATATTACAGATGGTATTCATGTCATTAGGTATAACTTGACTGATGCAATTTATGCTGGACACTATGTTCATGCTGCTCCGACTTTAGCAAAGACTTCTGGAGGAAGTTTAACTGCGGGGACTTACAAGTTTTTCGTCACTAGTGTTGCAGGAGATATGGGAGAGGGACCTAAAGGGGCAGAAGCTTCAATTACATTGACAACTGAGACGAAGATCAATATCAGTGCTATGGCAGCGGCTCCTAGTAAACATGAAGAATTAACCAAAAGAATCTACATGACTAAAAAAGATGGAACTCTCTTTTACCTTTTAGGGGAGATTCCTTCTGCTACTACAACATATCCTGATGTTGTAAACGAGCCTACGGGAGACGAATTTGTTGCAAGTCAAGTTCCCCCTACTGCAGCAAGATTTGTAATCAAGGGTCATGATGAGAGAACGTATTGGTTTGGATTCTCCGGAACTGATGCGTCATTAGTCTATGTCTCAGAAGTAGGATTTCCAGATCAAATACTTTCTGCCACAGGATTCTTCAGTGTTTCTAATAACGACGGAGATGTTCTTACAGGAGGTAGTTTAGTTCCTGGAGGTATCGTTTTCTTCAAGAAAACTTCTATGTGGTTACAGAGAGCCTTTGGGTATGGACTCATCAACGTTTCTCCCAGAGAAAAGAGAGGATCTGGAGTAGGTTGTACCGCTCCTTTCAGTGCTGTTTCTACACCCATTGGTTTAATCTTTCTGTCTCAGCAGGGGGAGATTTATCTCTTTGATGGAACTAACTTGAAGGAAATCGGAAGGAACGTTTCTCCTGAATTCAGAAACATGACTGAAGCAGCCATGAATCGGGTAGTTGCTTGTTATCATGACTATCGATATATCATTAGCTATGACTTTGAAGGAAGTCATGGTTACAATTACAAAACCTTAGAATACAATACTCGGACAGGTATTTGGGAGGGGCCTCATGAGAATGCAGATTATTACACCCCTTCCTATTACTCTGTTTGGGATTCTGTTTTAGATAGAGGTGAATTGTACTGGGGGGAGGCAAAAGCTTCTAATGGAAGTTACATCTATGGAAGAACTAAGACTTCTTATACTGATAGAGGTAGTAAGTTTGTTTCTTCTGGTAAAACTGGAGCTTTACCTCTAGCTAATCTTGGTGATGTGAATAGTTATAAAGTGATTCTTCAAGGAGATTACTCAGGAGATGCTTCTTTCAGAGTTTCTCATATCAATGAAGCAGGAGTCAAAACTTCTGTAAACTTGAATATTCCAATTCAATCTGTTGGATCGATTCTTGGGACAGGGTTGATTGGAGCTTTTGTTCTCAGTGGAACTTTCTCTCAAGTATTGGAGGGATCCTTAGAGCCTTCTGCTAGGTCTAAGATGCCTGTTTATGAATTTGGTGATGGCGGTACTGCCCTTATAGCTAAGATAAACATCATCAAAGTTTTAGCAAGAGGACTACCTTTGTAGTGGGGTGAAGAAATGGGAATTGTTACTAGACCTGTTAAACCTGTTGGTGGGGGTG